TAAACAATACAACGCTGTATGGGGAAATGTTGAAATTGTAAGCGATTCTATTTTGGGGATCAAAACCAATGTTAGAAGTTCTAATTGGTTTGCTAAAGTAGGCAGCGAAGAAAATCATGTTATAGTGGCTGGTTGTCAAATACATTATGCTATTAAATGTAAATTAAAACCTCATGACGGGGACGTTGTAGATAATAGACTGCACGAAGGAAAATACAATGATACAGTTAGGCATTGCCAAATTTATATAGCAAAATAGATATGACACAAGAAGATGCAATAAACCAAATATTCTCACAACACAAATGGTATGTGGGAATTTACAGCCAATGTTATGCCAGCCAATTAAAAGCAAGGCATCAGGCAAAACAATTAAAACAATCCACAATTGAAGAACTATTAAAGCATTTCGGCTACGTTTTAAACCGTCCTGCTGAATGGATTAAATCAGATGGTAAACCAAGTAATTTGAAAACGAAATGAAAAAGATGATATACAATTTCGTACAGAAAACCAAATACTATGTTTATGTTATTAGCATTTTGTTAAATCTTTACGCTTCTATTGAAGGTTATTATTTTAACATATTAGCCTTAGTTTTATCTGTAGAAATATTATTCTTATCTCTTTTAAAAGATGAAATATTATGAAAGAAGAAGAAATAGAAAGAACATGTAAAATTTTCGGTCAAAAGAAACTGCTTAAAGATTTCAAAATAGCTAAAACTTGTAAGTTTGGAAGGTGTTATTATTGTACTAAATGCGTTAATCTAAAAGGTAAAAATTACAGAAAAAAATACGCTAAAAATAATCCTGATAAAGTAAAAGCTATTTCTTTGAAATGGAGGGAACAAAATAGAGAAGCAGAAGTTAAGAGAGTTACCGAATACATAACCAAAAATAAAAAATAACATTATGAAACTAATATCAACTAACGATTACGTTTTAGAAACATCTAAAATGGGAATTGAATCATGTAGCCTTAATATTCATAACTCAATTATAGCGATCCGTTTCGAAAGAGTAGTTAATTACGCTAAGTTTTTAAATCGTCCTTTTGAACTGTGGATGTTTGCGCCATGTGATAAAAAAGGTGTATTTTTAGAAGTGCCTGCAATGTTTAAGCTTTTAGGAGAAACAGAAGAGGTTTTAAATTCTGTTGAATACAAAGAATATAAGTTGGCAAAATTGGCTGTTTTGTTTGAAGGATGGGAGGTAAGAAGATATAATCATCGTAATGAAATATATTTAAAACACAAAGATTCATCACGAATTATTAATTTAAATCAGAAAATAAATATTGATGATCTTAAAGATAAATTCAATTTGGTTTTAAATGAATCAGCAATTAAAAAACTAGGATTATGATAGACGAATTAATTTTTATAGGATCTATGTTTATTTTATTTATATTGGCCTTTCAATTTATAAACCTATTAGATTCTTTACTTAAAATATATGAAGCAAAAATAGAGCAATCACTTCCTGCAACTTGTAAACACTATTCTAAAACAGAATTAAATACTATTAGTATAGACAAAAAATCATATGACATTTCTAAGGAAAGGAAATTAGAAATATTTAAAGAGCATCACTTAAATAATAAACATATAGACATGAGCGAATTTAAAAAATACAGAAGAAGTCAAATTGCGGAAATTAGAGAAGTTGAAGATTTTGACATAGGATGTTTTAAAGCCTATGGTAAAATTGAGTACGAAACAACAGGAATAGTTTCAATTAGTCAGGCTGATTTAGATAATGGCAGCCCTAAAATTGGAGACATGATAGGTCGTAATCCTAAAAACCATAAAGATCAATGGCTTATTGCAGAACAGTATTTTAAAGATAATTTTGAAGATATTACCAAACAGCACAATTCTTAATCTCTAACAACGTAGGTCTTTTTTCTTGCAGGATTAAGACCTTTGTTGCTTCTGAATTGCATTGGCAACCTTCCCAACGTTCCAGAGTGCATTCCCAATGATCGCCTTTCCAACGTAAATGTTTTGCTGAGTATTTATAATCATTTAACATAGCTTATGTATTCTTTACTCTTTCTGCTTTTTTGAAAGTGTTTTTCTCCGCTTTTTAAAAGAATTCTCATTTCTTCACGTGTAAAGCTTCTTTGCACCTCTTTTTTTTGATCCATACAGTATAATAATTCATGGCTGTTATCAATATCCATAAAAACCGATTCGGTTAATCCTGCGTTATGTATGCGTCTTGAAAAGTCAACGTGCTCATATTTTCCTAACCCATAATTCCAATCAAAACCGCCAATTGTATCAATGCATTTACGAGTAACGTACAGCATACATCCATTACCTAAAACATGATATTTGAATCCATCTTTTACTTTGTGTTTAGCTAAAAACGTATAGCAAAGATGTTCTTTTCCTGAGTTTATATAAGGTAAGTACCATTCGTCAGAAATCGGGTAAGTATCATCGTCAAATAAAAATATATGATCGTATTTAGCAAGTTGCAAGCATTTGTTTTTTACTGCTGGAATACCTACACGCTCATTAAACTTAAAGTCATAACCCCAATAATTATTTTCTGAAGCATCATCAACCACAATCAATTGATAGCCAATATGGGTATGCTTCATTATTTTATCTAAAACAATGTTAAATGCTTCTGGTCTGTTTCGGGTAGTTATGCAGATACTAATCATACTCCTAATCCAAATTTGTTTTGATTGTACTTTTTATTGAAAATACGAACCTGATCGTCCGTTAATATCTTTCGTTCGTTTGGTGTTGCGGTTTTCAATGTTGTAGATACTAAATGCTGAACAATTGAATTAACGACTAACATTGGTTCAACGCCTTGTAATTTGCATTGTTCTATAACAGCATCATCACTGCAATAGAAATTTACATCTTCATCAAAACCTCCTATTTTCTCCCATAATGAACGCTCCATCATAAAACACCAACCCGACAAATGTCTGCCTGTAACATCGCCTATCTCATTTACTAAAATATCTCGCTGTCTTGAATCTCTTGGTTCTTTTGGGCTTACTAATGGATGGTTAGCTTTTATTAATTCATTTAGCCAACCTGGTTTAAATAACAAATCATTATTAGCGTGCATTACATAATGCGCTTCTCCGTGTTTTATTCCAAAGTTTCCATAAGCATTGTAATTGAACGGAAAATCAGGATAAATAGTTTTTGCATTATTGTATCTAACGTTCTTTTGGCTCTCGACTACAATAACGTTTGTCTTAATGCCAACAGATCCAGTTATACATGTGTTTACAGCGACTTGTGTCATTCGTTGTATTTGGGAAGTCTTTGCATTTGAAATTATCACAACATCAACCACAGCAGGCTTTCGGCTTTCTACAACATAAGGTGAATCTTCCTGAGCTACAGTCGTTTTCTCATTGTAATCGTAATGATACAAAACCTTATCTATTGAATGCTGTGTCTTTAAATGCGGTTTCAATTGCTTTGAATAAGCCGAATCTTCCCCGTTTTTAATATTCAAGAAAGGCGCTTTTAAAGCTATTTCTTTTTTAACACAGCATATATGATTTGGTAACCTATGGTAAGTGTTCGGTTCGTTGTAATCTCTATTGTATTTATTTGAGTAATGACATATTTTAGCCGGTTCCCCGTTTAAAGATACTGAAGCCTGAAACGTGATTACATCAGCACCCGAATCAATGGAATTCAATAACGATTCGATGTAATCAGGTTCAATTCTATCATCATCATCAACAAATACCACATATTCGCCCTGAGCAATATCAATAAGATTGTTTCTTTTGCTTCCAAGCATACGCTCTTTGCTGTCAATCAAAAACAAAACCTCAACTTCTTTTTGTTTTTCTTTTGGCAATGATTCTAATTGACCATAAAGCATATCCAAACACTTAGGTAAAAATGTATTTCGCCTTTCTGCTACACTTGGAACTAATATTGACAACTTCATAAATTATTCTTTTTGATAGGTCTTCCGTTTTCGTCTAATTTGTTTTTGAATATTATTATACATCTGCAGTTGCAAGTGTTTCCAGCGCTTAAACGAGTATCGCAAGGATATTGAGCTGCTTCTAATGACCCTGTCTGCATATTCTGCAAAAAGAAGTCCTGAGTTAAATCTACATACGTAACATCGCTCATTGCTCTATGTGTTTCGCGTGTTCTTGCATCCATAGTAGGAAGCCATTTCTTCTGCTTTACATAAGGGCTTGAAGACGCTGCTAAATATTTCCCTTGATTCGCGCTTGTAATTGTTTCGGTTCTTGCTATATTTAAAGATCGATTACGGTTGAATCCTATAT